TATTAAGTTCCGCAACTTTTCATCGTTTAACTTAGCACAATCAGTCACATGCATTAGTTGATCTTTGATAAAAAAATAAATAAGTTGAATATGTATTCATGTTCCGCTATTGTTCCGCATGTACAAGTTTTACGCCAACGGGGGAATGCATGGCAATCGATATCAAAAAGGAGCTTGGAATCAGCCCGAGGTACTGGCGCTATCTGCTTTCCGGGAAAAGGAACGCATCGGCCACTGTGGCTGAAAAGATAAATCTCAAGCTGGGGATAGGTAAAGAGGTCTTTATGTTCGGTACCTCAGTCAAGAGGCGCCAGGAGTGGGCCAATGTGGTAAACATGAGGGCGCTTGAGGAGAAGAATAACCCACCAGCCAAGAGGTTGAGGAAGAGGCCGAATGGCAAGAAGAAAAAAACTGACTCTTAATACGCCATGGGCAGGGGGGCGTCCTCTAGGTTGTACCCCGGATAAGTTCAGGGTCATTACCCTGCTCCCTGACGGGACCAAGCACAGCGCCAGCGGGTTAGCCAAAATGTTTGGTGTTAATCAGGCTTCAATTTCGTGGATGGTTCGACAGGGTAAAAAAGTGTTCCACAGAGATGAGCTTGTCCGTTGGTATCTATCAAAAAATTATTACGGTGAACGGTTCACCGTAAATAGTTTACTGGATGGGAGATAGTTTTAATGAGTACGGATACACCATTATTTTACAAGGGCTTTATCGAATACGGGAGGGCCATGCAACATGCTGTCCATAACAACGCCAAAGCGCATGGTTGGTATGACCAGGGTGAGGTTCATCCAGGGCTCTCAATTTCCAATATCCATCGGGAGGTGTCTGAGGCATTCGATGCCCTTAGCGCCGGAAATCCTGAGAGTGAAAAAATCCCCGGTTACAATCAGGCGGTTGAAGAGTTGGCTGATGCGGCTCTCCGGATCATGGATATGTGTGAGTATCATGGATGGAACCTGTTCGAGGCTATGGTGGCCAAGCACGAGTTCAATAAAGGTCGGACGTACCGTCACGGCGGCAAAAAATTTTAAAAGGAGGATGTAATCGATGGGCAAACTATTTGGGGTCGGTCGCGGCAATAATGCCTTGATGAGGATTATTGGGATGATGGGGATGCTTAATAGCTTTTCTGGGAAACCAACCCCTTCCCCACTAAGCTCGATGAAGCGACACGATCCTTCTGGTTTTTTCAGATTCATGAAAAGGAAGGCCAAGCGCCGCAACGTCAAGGGTAAGCTCAACCAGCGCCAGGCGAGGAAACGTATCCGCCAGGGCGGCAACGCTGGCAAGCTGATGGCGAGGGCTCGAGGATGATGGAGATTCTTGCCCTCGATATGGCGACGGTAACCGGTTGGGCGTGTTCATCAACATCTGGGGTGGAGAACTTCAAGAAGCGTCCAGGTGATAGCCGGGGCATGATCTTTATTCGATTCGAGGCATGGTTGCGAGAAGCTATCGACCTGAGAAGGCCGAGAATGATCGTCTATGAACGTCCGCACTCCAGGGGTAGGGCAGCCAACGAAATCCTTAACGGGTTACTGGCTATGCTCCAAAAGGTATGCGAGGAACGAGGAATTGAATATGCCGACTGCCCAAGCACAACTCTGAAGAAGTTCGCCACCGGTATAGGAAATGCCAGCAAAGAATTGATGGTGAAAGCGTATGTGGATAAATGGGGTGAGGATCCCATTGACGATAACCACGCCGATGCCTGTTGGTTGTTGGCATGGGCACAAGAGCAGTACAACTAATTGCAGGAGACGATGTCATGCAAAAAGATGAAATGATGCTTTCCCTTGGTAACCTTGGGCGCGGTGCCGCCATTGAGAAGTTCCAGGACTCCCTCGAGAAGGTTATCGAGAATATTTGCAACCCGAATACCAAGCCGGATGCAAAGCGGTCCATCAATCTCGTGGTGACTTTTAAGCCTGGAAAGAATGATCGTTCCCGTTGCGCGGTAACCGTTAATGCGAAGGAAACGCTGGCCCCGGTGGTTGAATTTGAAACTATCGTTGATGTTGGCATGGAGCATGGTGTTCCCGTTGCCAGCGAATATTCCCCGCAGCAGAAGGGTATTTTTGACAATCAGCTCGCCGGATCAGCTGGCGTGCAAACAACCGACAATCGCCAGTAATCAAGATGGCACCAAAAGGAGGATTCACCCATGATTGACGCAAGTTTTGTTAAGGAAATTCTTAACCTCGCCAAAGTTGAATGCGTACACGACGATGAAGGCAGAAAACTTTACTCCAAAAAATTAGTCCCAGCCCTATTGCCAGAGGTTGTTCCTCTTCATTGCCATACCTTGAGTGGTCTGGTTGACTTTTACGACACCCTCAACGTGGAAGAACAAAGACAGGTTGTTTTTCATATTGTGGACTTTGATAAAGTTGCCATCGTCTCCGATGTTTTTGGACCGGAAAAGCAACGAGAAAAATTCATCGTTGCTGAGTCCTATTCCCAGGAAAATCCGTTTAACAGATATTTTCCACACGAAGATTTCATGATCAAGATTCTCTCCCTGTTTGTCCAGGACGACAAAACCAGCAATATTCTCAGGATCGTCGGCAATCTGAAAATCGAGGATGGGGCGCAGTATTCTGATGATGGACTTTCGCAGAAAATCACGGCAAAAACAGGGATAACCAAGGTTGAGCGGATAGATCTTCCTAATCCGATTCTCCTTCGACCTTACCGAACATTCACTGATATTGAACAACCGGAAAGCAGTTTTGTTTTGCGAATGCGCCAGGACCGAGGCGATAGTGGTATCTTGGTGGCCTTGTTTGAGGCTGACGGTGCGGCATGGAAAAATAAAGCTATTGCCTCCATTAAATCCTACCTGGAAAACCGTAAGATCGGCGCCAAGATTATCGCTTAAACCTCTTTTGCTCGCTGTCGTCTAACAGGGAGGACTCCGCGCCGTTTTGTGCCGGATAATGCAGGTTCGAGTCCTGTCGGCGAGCTTTATCAGTGAAAAATCACCAGGAATAAAAAATGACAACTGAAGAACAGATTATAAAGCTGGCCCAGGAGTTCAACAATGTCTCGGAGAACGAGGTAACTGCATCCTCAAAATTCGAGGATGATCTGGCTTACGATTCCCTTGACTGTGTTGAGCTGATAATGGCGGTAGAGGATGAGTTTGACATTGATCTCGGCGATGACGGTTACGAGCACTTCACGACGGTTAAAGACCTGATCGATAAGGTCGAACAGCTGAAGGCATAAAAAAAATCCCCCGGCATCTGCAGCTACCGGGGGATTACATGAGGAAGTCTCAAACGGTGAATGACACCAAGGATAATACCATGCCTCAATTTCATTGCAAGTTCAACCTTGGGGACAGGGTTGTTAAAAAGGTAGATGTCGAGCGATTTGCTTTCGGCGGCCCTGAGCCCATTATCCACGATGTTCAACAGGTAGAATTTTCTACCAATAAAGAACCTTATATCAGGTGCAGGGGCGTCGCAGCAGATTTTGAGCGTAATTACCTTTTTACGCACGAGATAAAGGATTATTCCCTCTCGTTCCTGTCTGGACGTATATCGGCCATGGCCAACCTTTCCGATAAACAGATTAATTCCGAAGGCGGAGAATAATTATGATGAAATTACATAGCATTAACATGCAAAATTTCAAAGGGATCAAGGATAACCTTGTAACCCTCAATGGCCAGTCTGCCCGTATTTTTGGCGATAATGCTACAGGAAAGACCACCATCTATGATGCTTTCCTTTGGCTGTTGTTCGACAAGGACAGCTCCGGGGCATCTTCATTCGGGATTAAGACACGTCTCAATGGCATCGAAATGTCCCAGGTCGACCATAGTGTTGAGGGCGTGATCGAGTTGGATTCAGAGTTGTGGACCCTGAAAAAGATCTATCATGAGAAGTGGACCAGAAAGCGCGGGCAGGCTAACCGGGCGTTTGAGGGGCACGAAACGATTTATCAAATAAACGGCGTCCCGAAAAGCCAAAAAGAGTACCAGGCTTTTATCGGCGAAATTATGCCAGAACCAGTCTTCAGGCTGGTGACCAGCCCCTACTACTTTAACGCTCTGCCCTGGAAACAGCGGCGGGATATGCTCATCGATACATGCGGAGGAGTTACCGACGAGGAAGTGCTCGATTCTATCAAGGGTGAGGATATGAGCACCATCAGGGAGTTGTTGAAAAAACATTCCCTGGATGACATTAAAAAAATCAAGAATGTTGAACGCAAGAACATAAACGAAGAGTTGGCGGCCATCCCTGACCGTATCGATGAGGCCACCAAGGCAATGCCCGATGTTACCGGCAACCTGGGTTCGCTTTCCGAACAGGCCCAACGTCTCGGAAAATCAATCGAGACTTTGCGCATGGAAAAAACTTCCATGATATCCGGAGGCGCTACCCAAAAACTGCTTCAGCAGATAGCTGAGATTGACACCAAAATCGGACAGGCCAGGGCGGATCACGCGAGCCTCATCCCGGATGTGTCGGCGGAAAGGGATCAAATCAAACTGCTTGATAATCAGTTAAATGCGCTGGTCGGGTGCAATGTCATCAAGCTGCGAGAGCAAGAGGATATTCTTTCGGCAGATTTTGATAAAACATCGACCTTGTGGAAGGAAAAATACAAGGAAAAGTTCCCCGGTTGTTCTGACGTATGCCCCACCTGTGGTCAATATTGGGAGGAGGGGAAAGAGGCCAAAGAAGCTGATTTCAACTCTAAGAAATCAGAATCCCTTGAGCAGTACGTTAAAAGGGGTGAGGATATCAAAAAGGAACTCGAGGAGGTCCGGAAGAAGATTGAGCTTGGAATTAAATTGAACAAGCACAACGAGGAGTTGACCAAGGAAATAAAAGCTTCAATAGACAAACACAGGGATTATATCAATGAAAAACTGAATATTCCCTCCTTTGAATCAACCCCTGAATATGTGTCATTGACACAGGACAAGAAAAATATCGAGGTTGGGCTGGACGCTGCCAAGAAGGCAGGTGAAGTCGACACAAAACCCATCGATGACAATATCAAGGCCCTCCAGGCCGATCTTGATTCGATCAATAAACAGATCAGCCAGATAGAGTTGGCCGAGGCGCAGCAAAAACGGATCGACGATCTCAGATCCAGAGAGAAGCAACTGGCCATTGATTTCGAGGCGTCCGAGCAGGTTCTTTATTGGGCAGACATTTTCGAGCGCACCCGTGCCGAAATGCTTGACCAGGCCATCTCTGGAAAATTCGATCTTGTCCGGTGGACTCTTTCCAATGAGCAGATAAACGGCGGCATCAACCCCACCTGCATCTGTACTGTCCATGGTGTACCTTATCCAGATCTCAACCAGGCTGCCAAAATCCAGGCCGGGCTCGATATTATCAAGACAATCAGCCGGGAAAAAGGTGTGTCTGCCCCGGTCGTGATCGATATGGCGGAGTCGATTACTCAGGTTCCACCCATGGACTGCCAGGTTATTGAGCTGATCGTAAGCGAGCCCGACAAGAAACTTCGCCTTGAATTGATCGGTTAATTCCGACACAATTAAAACGTAAAGGAGGAAACGTAATGTCCGAAAATAAACAAGTTCAAGCCCGTCCAGTTGATAGATTGAAAATGATCCTCAAATCTCCTTCCATTGAAGAACAATTTCAGAATGCATTAAAGGAAAATGCAAGTCTGTTTGCTTCCTCTCTTATCGAGCTTTTCGCCGGAGATTCATATCTGCAAACATGCTCCCCTCAGTTGGTAGTGATGGAGGCCCTTAAAGCTGCCACATTGAGACTTCCGCTAAACAAGAACCTTGGGTTCGCCTGGATCATTCCATACAAAGGGAAGCCCCAATTTCAGCTTGGTTGGCGGGGAATTGTTCAACTGGCCCTGCGTACCGGTCAATATCGTAATATCAACTGCGGTCCGGTGTTTGAGGGTGAGTTGAAACGGATTGATAAATTGAGTGGTGCATTAGATCTTACCGGCGTGGCCACGAGTGACGTTGAGATTGGGTATTTTGCCTTTTTTGAATTGGTGAATGGGTACACCAAGGTTGAATACTGGACACGAGAGAAGGTTGAAAATCACGCTATCAAATATAACCAGGAGTGCAAAAAGGCCAAAGCTCTGGTTGGAAATTGGAAGGAACATTTCAGCAAGAGGGCATCATCGACCGTCCTGAAGCATCTGATAAAAAATTATGGGATTATGTCTGTTGAAATGGAAGATGCCTTTAGAAAAGCTGATTCCAATGATAGTTCTGTTTTCGATGCAGAATACACAGAAATGGCCAATACTGAGCCTCTCGAATCAACTCCAATCGTTGAGCCAACTTCTAAAGAAATAGAGGAAGTTGACCCTGAAACAGGAGAGGTTACACACATCGAGCCGATAACCGAGGCTGACGATGATCCTCCTTTCCCGGTGGGGTGAAAACCATGGCAGATACAATCTATGCCCACGTTGGACCTGCAGGGGCGCTTATGTTGAGCCAATCAGTGCCAGGTATCACTCAATATTTAACGGGTGAAGCCCATCAAGTTTTTTACCAGGGGAAATTTTTTGTGTGCGAAACGATAAATGAATCAGCAGCAAAAGAAATTTCCACGGCAATGGGTTGGGAATTTATCCTCAAAAGCGATTTTGAACGAACAGGTTCAGCGAGGCATTTTCAATGATAACTGTCAAACCATTGGCCAGTTCATCCCTCGGCAATGCCTACCTCCTGGAGTCGGGGGGTAGGCGCCTTTTGCTTGAATGTGGCATAACTTTCAAATCCCTTAGACAAAAACTCAACTATCAGGTGGCATCGCTCGATGGCTGCCTCATTTCCCATTCACATGGGGACCACTCCCTCAGTATCCACCACCTGATGAGGGCCGGGGTGGATATCTATTGCACCCATCAAACCTTCAAGGGTTGCGGAGCAACGAACAGCCATCACCGGTTCATTCCTACCGGCTTACAATATCCCTTCCAGATCGGAGAGCAATGGAAGGTCATTGCTTTTGAGACTGTTCACGACTGCCCCGGTTCCGTAGGGTTCCAGATCGTGGATCCAGAGGGGGACCGGTTGGTGTTCCTCACCGATACCGGATATTGCCGGTTCACATTCTCGGGAATGAATATCCTCATGGTCGAGGCTAATTTTTCGGAAGCTATCCTTCGGCGCAATGTCGAAGCCGGGTTGCTCGATAAATCCAGGGCAAAACGCATCCGTGAAAACCATTTCAGTATTGAGCGGGTAATTGACCTGCTCAAGGCAAACAAGGAATTGAACCGGTTACGCGAGGTTCGCCTTCTCCATCTTTCGTCCGGCAATAGCGATGCGGCCATGTTCAAGCGGATGGTCCAGGAGATCGTAGGAATTCCGGTTTATATCGAGGAGGAGTAGATGACAAAGGATGAGGCTAAAAGCAAATGGTGCCCAATGTAAGGTTTGTGTGGAAACCACCAATCACGAAAATTGACGAAATAGACCCAGATGAATTGTACACATCATCAAGCCTTTATTCGATAGACATGGGCGGTGGGTTACGATCAAACCAAGCAATCCTTGAAGCAAAAAAATCTGGGGTTCTTCCTTTTATACAAAAAGGGGTAGCCCAAATGATAAAAGGAAGCGACGCCATAGCCCTTCTCTCCGGCAAAATTGATGAGATAGGGGCTCATAGGGAATTAGCAATTGCACAATTAAGAACACTGTCAGATGATGATATAATTAGCCAGCTGCAACTTAAAATACGCATCTCTGCTAAAAATGCATCATTAACTCGTGAGAATAAGATACTCAGGTCTGAAAATAGAAGATTACTGGGTGAAGTAGATTCTTTAAAATCTCTTCTCATAAAAAAAACTGACAGGGAAAAAGCACGGCTAGATACTCTTGTGACCGAAATCAGAGAACTGATTTTTAAAGGGGAACAGCTATTCACTGTTGATGCAGATTTCATTCAGGTTTGCGGTGTATATTTTTTAATTGAAAACGGGATAGTTGTTTACGTTGGACAAAGCGTGAATGTATTTGCCCGTGTTGGCCAGCACAAGAGTGATGGGAAAAAGTTTGATGAGGTCAGGTACTTCCGATGCGACAAGGATGATCTTGATGAAAAAGAGATGTTTTTCATCAAGCTATTACAACCAGAATTAAACGGAAGGTATAAATACAGCAAACACCCGTTAATTGAGAAATTTTGCATATCATAGGAGGGGAAATAATGCTCCCGCAATGTCCAAAGAAGGTGATGAATAGCGCGATGGATCAGCCCGAAAGTAAGGATTGGTGCCATCGAAACCGTGACCCGACTAAATGCTTCGATTGCCCAGATTACCCGCAGGCTAAGAAGAAAAATGATAGTGCCGATAACGGCAAATCAAACGAACAGTTGAGGCTGTTTATGCCATGCGACCCAAAAAAAACACGGTAGATTTCTTCCCCCATAGGACGGGCAGCGGGAAGACAATCGCCATCCTCGAGAACCTTTACGGCAACAACGGTTACGCGGCCTGGTTCAAGATTCTTGAAGTATTGGGATCAACACCAGGCCATTTTTACGACTTCCGAAACACCTTTGGCCTGCAGTTTCTGGCGGCGAAAATAGGGGTTTCCGCTACGGAAACTCAGGAGATACTGAAAACCCTCTCCGATTTGGAGGCAATCGACCCCGAATTGTACAAAAATGGGGTTATCTGGAGCCAGAATTTTGTGGATGGTTTGGCCCCTCTCTACTCAAAACGTGAAGGCGGTGCCCCTGGGAAACCCGATATACCTATCGGGAAAACCAATATCCGGCCCGGAAACTCCCCTATTGATGTAGTTTCCGACCCGGAAACCCTAGTTTCCGGTGGCAAAAACACACAAAGGAAAGGAAAGGAAAGGAAAGGAAAGGAAAGGAGAGTAGAGGAGAGTAGAGATAACCTAAAGGTTATCAGGCGCAGGGGGTTTGAAAACTTCGATTTGCACAAGGTTGACACCAGTGATCAACTGGAGGTCGAAGTGCTCGAGGCTTTTATCGACCACCGTGTCCGTATCAAAAAACCCTTAACCCCGTATGCCCTTTGCCTCGCCTGCCGGGATGCCCTCAAGGTCCAAAGCCAATGCGGCATGGATCCCAATGAAGCCATCAACCATGTGATCTCGATGGGGTGGCAAGGCTGTAATCCGAAGTATTTTGAGAACAACGCCCCACGGGCACCTGCTCAACGGAAGCAATTGTCAAATCGGCAACAGTACATGGAAGACGTGGGAAATCTTTTGGAGGATATCGATGGAACTCAAACTGGTGGAGGTGCAAAGGTCATTGGCCAGGCTCCTCAATCACTACCCGGAGGCGGGACATAACGGAGTCACCATCAGTAAGCTGGCAGAGGACTGGTACAACCTCCTCGTTGAGGAGGACGTCACCAGTGGCCAATTTGCCCATGGTGTTCGCCACGCGGTTAAGCATTGCCGGTTCTTCCCCAAGCTCGCCGATATCTTGGTCGGGGTTAAAACGTACCGGGAAAAAACACCGCCACAACCAAAGGCAGACCCGAATGTCAAAATGATCGAGGAGTACACCGCGAACGCTGACAACCTGCTTCCCGAGGAGATAGAGCGCAACCGGAAGATGATCAAGATGATCGCCAAGGCGGCCACCAGGCAGGTAACGATTGAGGAGGCTGTTGAGTACGTCGAGGCTGCCCTCGCTGAAGGTAAAAATTTCACCATCACGGAGAACGTCTGTAAATGACTATCAGACGATGCCAGTGCAAAACGTGCCTCGATGCATGGGGTAGGTTCGGAAAATCGATTGTAGGTGCCAAAATGGAAGTTTATGAGGCTAAATCGAAAGATTGGCAGCCTATGAAAACGGCCCCGCGCGATGGGACCGTAATCGAGCTGTGGCATGTGGCATGGAAATGCGTTGTTTCATGCAAGTGGAGTCTTTCGATCAGTGAAAATTTACCATGGATTGAGGCAACCCTTGGTATCTGTTGGCCGGAAGAGTCGTTCACGCATTGGCGCAAGCAATCAAAACCACCTGAAAAATAAACCGAATAGGAGGGGTAAGTTAAGTGTCAAAAATACCAGGATCAACAAACGGAGTCTCGAAAGGGACGTTTCTGTACAATCTCCCCGAGACCAGGGAGAAAATAGCTATGCTTGAACGCCAGCGGGATATGCGGCACGTCCGTAAGATCGATCGGCTTATTCCTATTGCCCTGGAACGGACAGCTATCAAATTGCTTGAGGTCAAGCCTGGGCTTAGGTTCAATCATTATTCGGCAATTTATCACGAGGAAATGGACAAGCTCAAACGAGCTGAGGGGTTGATAGCATGAAATACAGAGCAGAATATGACGGTGACCGTCAATGGGTACTCTACAAAACTGTAGAATCACGGGTGAAAGGCGATAATGGGAAATTTACCAATGAAACCAAAGATAAAGAGGTCTTGGTAGGGTATTTTCCGAAACTGAGCCAGCTTGCAAGCCGTATGTATGAGGGCATGGTTGCTGATGGCATTGGCGAGTTTTCGAGCGATGATTTCCAGAAGGTGCTTGATGAGTGCAAGCGATGCGCGGCTGCTGTGGTCGATTGTGTTGAGGATATCGTCGCAAATCAAGGGGAGTAATTTGAAGCATGATAAACAAAGTCATTTTGATTGGAAATTTGGGCGCAGATCCGGAAATGCGCTATACGCAAAACAGCACTCCGGTGGCTTCTTTTTCCCTGGCCACGACTGAACGCCGAAAGGGCCAGGATGGACAGGTTCAGGAGCATACAGAGTGGCACCGGGTAACGGCCTGGCAGCGCCTTGCAGAAATTTGCGGCGAGTATTTGACCAAGGGGAGCAAGGTCTACATTGAAGGCCGGTTGCAGACTCGTAAATGGAAAGATCAGCAGGGTAACGACCGGTACACAACCGAGGTTGTGGCGCGAGAAATGAAAATGCTCTCCCCGCGCAACGAGTCCGTCGGCTCGAGTTCCGGCCAGGGTGGGTATGGGGACGGGTATGATGTTCCACCTATGGAAAGCGACGTTCCTTTTTGATGTGAGGTGAAAATGGAACCAGAAACAGACATTATCCGGCAAGTTTATTGTGAAGATGGGAATTACATCACGATTCGACCTTGGGCCGATGATCCTGACTCTGCGGTAAGTATGCAAACGGTAGGGAAAGAAAACCAAGAATACTTTGGATTGTTTGAGGTGGCGATGTCACCAAAGATGGCAAAGGAGCTTGGCAGATCGTTGATCGCATGCGCTGAAGAAATCGAAAAGCGATGAACACCGGCACAAACTGCACCAAATGCGCCCGCTCCCGGTTCTGCGCCAGTTACGATAGCCGGGTGATGTATGGATTTTGCAATCGGTTTATCGACCAAGGAGAACGTGAATTGAGCGAACAGAGTTGCCGTACCTGCACAAGTTGGCAATCGAGCTCGATTGGCCGGTTTGCAAACGAGGGTGGGAAGTGTGAACATTGGAGCAAAAGATGATTCATTATCACGGGGGACCAATATGGCCGGAAACAGATGCCGCAAAGATTTGGAAAAATCGCCACGCCTTTGTTTCATTTGCCAGACCTGAACAAATAGGATGCGCTGCTGAATCCGCGAGCACGTTCGCATTAGACAATGGGGCTTTTTCAATCTGGAAAAGTGGCAAAACGGTCAACTGGCGAGAATACTATGAATTTATAGAAAAGTGGCACAAACACCCTGGATTCGATTTTGCGTTAATCCCAGATGTGATTGAAGGTGATGTGAAGGCAAACATGGACCTCATTGATCAATGGCCATTTTCTGTTTCTGTCGGTGTTCCTGTGTATCATCTACATGAGCCTTTGCATTGGCTCAAATTCCTATGTGCTCAATATCCACGGGTTGCAATCGGGAGTAGTGGTGAGTTTGCAGTCATAGGGACAAAAAAATGGTGGAACCGCATGGGGGAGATTTTCAATTACATCTGCGACGGTAATGGAAGGCCAGAATGTAAACTCCATGGTCTTAGAATGCTTGATCCGGCAGTGTTCACAGTGTTTCCGTTTTCGAGTTGCGACAGCACAAACGTGGCGCAAAACTGCAAGGAATCATCGAGATGGACGGTTTACAACCCACCAAATAATGCCACCAGGGGAATTGTTATTGCTGAAAGAATCGAGGCTTTTTCATCTTCACCGGCATGGGCAAAAATTGATATTCAACGGAACATATTTGATTTTTGCGAATGCTCGATTCTGTCGAAAATTCAAACCAATAAAGGCAAAAGGAGAGAAGAATGAAAATAATCAAACCATCCGCAAGGATAATCGAGGATGAATTAGCAGCGTTAAGCATCTGCCAGCGTATGGACCGGTGCGCATCGATCTGCTACCAGCGCCCGCCGAAATCGACCGAAGAAGAGGCCCAGGCTTTTTGCAAAAAATACGGGGTTGATGCCGGTCACGGGATGATGCTAGAGATGGCCAGGTTTCATCTGGTGGTTGAAAACGCTGTATGGAATGACTTGGAAAACCTACAGGTCAAATATCTCGATATATCAGCATTATATGACAATAGTTTGATTGTATCTGGATCAATCCGTGCTTTCAGGGAATGGTTTGACTGTGAGCCTGATTTGTATGGGGATGCTATGGCCGGTATGTCTCTATACCTGACAACGAATATGCCGTTGTTTTTTGATAATCAAAATAGCCTATCAACTGATGATGTTTCTTGCACCGTGAGAGAAGCCTTTGAACACGAGATCCCATGGCAACACAAATACGTCGCCGCTCATTTCATCGTCAACAGGGCCGTAAGTCATGAGCTGGTGCGCCATCGTCCGTGCTCCATCCTCCAGGAGAGCCAACGATACTGCGACTATGATCGGTTGACTTTTATCGAGCCGAAGTGGCTGGAAAAATTCCCTAAAGCAATGGGCGGATTCAAAGCCAACTGCCGTGAGGCTGATGGATGCTACACGATATACCGGGAATATGGCCTGTCTCCGCAAGAGGCCCGCTTTTGTCTCCCGAACAGCACTAAAACCGAGTTGATCATCTACGCCAGTCTGCCAGAGTGGAAGCATATTTTTAAGCTGCGGACTTCTCCCCGTGCTGATCCGGAAATGCTGCGGGTGATGATCCCACTTGGAATTGAGTTCGAGTTGAAATATCCAGAGGCAGAATGGGGGAAATAGGATGGGTGAGGACGCGATAAAAAAAATAAAGTCCCCAAAAGGGAGAATGGTCATTGATATGATGGCCTGGAAGGGTGACCTGGTCCACTTGACCGTTCTAGGTATAGCCCCGCTGAATGAGCAAAGGAGCCCTGATGGGGAAAAGGTCGATACCCAATGGCGATGCCTCTGCAAATGCGGGAACATTGTCAATAAATCCGGGACTCATCTCAGGTCAGGGTTTACCAAAAGCTGCGGTGTTTGTTCTCTACGGGCGGAATTGACCGCTAAAACCAAGAAAAAAAGACGGAGGATGTTCGAGGAAATGAATGAGAAAACTCTGAATGCGAAATTTGAAAGTCTGACCGCCCTTGAACAGAAGGTATACTTATCTGTCCCTATCAAGGAGGCTTGGAAAAATTCGACGATAATCGGAGAGCTGGCCCGCAAGGGTCTTCCTATGCATCCCAAGTCTGTTCTTGCCATACTCAACAAGCTGGCCGAACAAAAACTTGTCATTGAACGTCCGAGGAGTTCGTGGCGCCGGATCACGGCAAATAAACCATTCTCCACCCCGGATAAGAACCAGCAAAATAATGCGGGTCAAAATCAGAACACTCAACCCTCACCGGTCCCCTCACCGGAACCGATAACAGGAGATCTCCAGATGCAGATGACGCACGTTCCCCAGGAAAATAAGGCGGTAAAACCTCGGACACCTGTTGAGATCGTTGACGAGCTGTTGCTGGAGTTGAAAAAATTCTCGGGAAAAGCCGAGTCGGCGGCTCTCGAGATCGCTGAGTATATCGCAGGGGTGGAAAGCCAGGCGAAGAAGCTGGAGAAGTTCAAGGAGTTGTTTAAAGAGATGGGGGCATAAATAAAACCGCCCTGGTCAGGTGGTCCCCCTCCAGCATGGCAGTCTGGAGGGGGTTTTTATAGTTGCCGCCTTGTTTTATAATCCTCTTCTTTCGGTGAAATTAAAATTTAAATTAACGCCTGGATAGACGTGTCTTGAACCAAAGAAACGAGGGAATGTTGCTATTTCATCCACATATACCTCAAATCCATGGCACATAACGGAAACAAAAAAGAAATGGGCAATTCCTTCAGCATGGATTTCAACCGAAACTACATTATTTTCAAACTCGCCTGATCCAAGGAAAACTCCGTCAGGATCATAAATCTCAACAATCCCATGGTTAAAAAGATCGTCTATTTTTTTCTTCAACTCTCCTTTGAAAAGTATCATGTATTACCCATTACCCCTCTTCGGTGGATGTCCCTCGATATACCGGATAAACGCCGCGTGTTTAGCCGTAGGCTGGCGGACACCATTCTCTATCCGGTGGATCTCGTGATACGTCATCGCCATCAATCGGCCCAACTCGGTGGGAGTCAGGCCGATCTGTTCGCGGATAGCTTTAAATTCCTGGCTGGTCATATTTCCCCTGGATCAATGATGTGATGAGCATGCCCGTTTTCAAAAGCCTCGAGGGCAAGATCCCTGCTCCTGTAGTGGATCCCGGTGGCAACCGATGGCCGCTCAAGGTAATAGCCACAAGGACCGTCGGCCCACTCGTTGTAGTCGTCATCAGCGGCCTCGATACTGCGCCAGTCAGCTTTAACCAGGCGGACCTCTCCGGCATACCGGACATTATCGCAATCCCTACCGGACCATACCATTGCAATCAGTCCGTTCTCTGATCTTTCCGCAATGGCGCGGTGAAAAGCCCGGCGCTTTTCTGTTTCTTGGTGTCGGTCAGGTTTGTGCCCATGTTCCCGTTCGATGCGATCAATCAGGTGCAGGTTTTTCAGCTTTACCATGTCGCTGATATCTGCTTTTCGCAGTGCCCTGGCTATGCTCAAAAATTTTTCTCGACTCATCCTATTGCCTCCACTGTTCTCTTGATTCCAAGTTTTTCGATCAAACCCTCTAACTCCCATTTCTTGGGCAGGAGCAAGGCGCAAGCCACGGCATCGAAGATATCGAAAAAGGAATCTTCCTCTTTGAAATCTTCCTGATCAATCTCCCAGGTGGTCCCGGTCGTCACCACGATACAACCGACCGTGAATTTTGGTCTAATGACACGGCTGCCTCCCCGGATTGAACGGATAACCTCCTCATCATCCCATTCCATCTCTTCCACAGGGACGCCAGCTTTGGTCAACACAACCATGAGGTTGTTCTGGGCGTTGATGGCCATTTTGTTCCTGATTTCATTCTCCATGGCAGTCCTCACTTGATAATCTTTTTGGCGATAAGAACCGGGCAACAGTCCTCGTGATCGATCATGCCGACGGCATCTTTGTGCTTTTCGTCAGGACTGTGACCCCAAACGAGCACACCAGTTGCCTCGCAATAAAGACAACTGTATTCGTCCATGCAATTCTCCTCATCCCGGTCCCGCTGTAACCATGTCTCAATGATGGCCGTAGCCAAAGCCTGCTCTTCCTGTCCTGTAATCATCGCGTTCCTCCTTGGGTTGGTGTGGTGGTATAAGTGCTAACCTGCACTCACCCGGCCCCCGTAAGGGCCAGGAGATTGAAGGTTAAATTTCCTGCTTGGCGATGGCTTCAGTTACGGCAGTTTTAACCTGATCAGGAAGGTCTTCAATTTCATAATCTTCGATGCCACTCCTAACCATCCATCCGACAGCCTCTTCCTCAGATATCTTGAGGTATGTCTCTTTTGATCCCTGCCAGTTACTCCAATGATGGCGGACCCAACATCCAGACTTGGTGTAAAACAGAACTTCATGCTCAAATTCGCTGCCCGTTACATTCCCAACATGGTTGTTTCCATTCCACCATGTATGCTCGGGGAATTTTACGGCCTTCTGCTCGTCAAACCATCCGCCGTTGTCGATAGGTGTCCTTACTGTTGCCATGGTGTTCTCCTTTTTTATTCCTGTTGGTTGGTGGTGTTGCGCTTTTATGGCCTATGCATCCTGATCGGCGGTATGATCCGGACCCTGACCGGTGAATGGTGCTGGCTGCCCGAGAAAAGACCGTTCATCCCTGCCCAGGCCCTGGCCAAATCCTGGACGATATCCAGGTAGACCAGGGTGCAGTAATTGACCGTTTCCTCTCCGGTAGTGCGGTTCCTTCTTTTCATTTCGACTGTGTAGGTCTTCATAATCGAATCCCCTTCTTTTGTGAATATTGCTACATTGTAAGCTACCATTGTTAAACCCTCACTTTACTCGCATACACAGGACATATTTTTGACATCAAAATATCACTTCGTTTAACTGCTGATTCTATGCCGACATATTCACCACATTTTTCACATCGATAATGCCCAAATGATTTTCTTGGATCATCTGCCTCATTCTCGCCCACGCATTTTCCGCACACTACCATCTTGCAACCAGGTAAATATTTATTGTCAACTCGCCATGTTGGAGCAAAGTCGTGTATGCCATTTTCAAATATCATTACTTCCTCCTTTGTGTTGTCCGCTGTCTCGCTCATCAACTCCATGCTGATGCCCAAGATCGCAAACAACTGCAGCTCATTGCGTGGCGGCCTGGTTGGTTACAGCCTGGCCACGCTTTCCGGTTCTCCGTTAAGCTCCCCGTTTCGTTTTCATTGGCTAGTGCCGGTCGGGCGAGATCGGCCCTCACCTTCAACGTATATCCAATGGACACATATAGCAAGGGCGAAAACGACATGCCTTCATTTTCTTTAACCGTCAAATTACCGACATTTAAACCACATCGGCCTTGCCAAAAAAATGGCACACCTGTAGTATTAAGGTGGTTGGTGCCTAATGGCCGGGTTCCTCCTCCTTGCCTGGCCGCTTGTAACCCCGGTGAGCATAACGCCAAATGCTTGCCGGGGTTATTTTGGATTAAGGGGGGGCTAGGAGGGAGTGATGGTAAAGAAGACGGTGAAGAGTAAGGTCGATTGGGAACGGGTGGAATGTGATTACCGGGCCGGAAGTCTATCCCTTCGTGATATGGCAGCCATCTACGGAGTTTCCCATACCGCCATTCGTAAGCGGGCCAATAAATACTGTTGGGATAAAGACCTGAAGCCGAAGATAAACGCTCGAGCTGATACCCTGGTTTCCAGAGCTGAGGTTTCCGGAGAAGTTTCCAATACGAAATTGGAAACTGAGCAAGAAGTTATCAATGCCAACGCCACGGCCATTGCCAACATCAGGTTGAGCCATAGAAAGGATATCAGGATAGCTAAAGATTCCCTCATGGTTATGATGGGGGAGCTTGACGACCAGATCCGCGATACTCCTGCATATAATAAGCTGGCAGAGCTTTTGGCAGGTAATGAGGAATTGGACCTTGGCAAGCTGCAGGGCGCCTTTTACCGGGTTATCAGCCTGCCACAACGAATTGAAAACTTGCGCAAGATTACCGATACCCTCAAGAGTCTTGTGACTATGGAGAGGGAGGCATGGGGTATCAATATGGAAACCACCGAAGAGGTCAAAGAGGTTTCCGTCTCTTGCAATGGTGAGCTTGATCCCCTCATCATGGCCATGATCCCGGTGATGCCCCCGCAATGAGCATCATTCCCGAGCCCCAAGGCGGCCTAAGCCCACGCCTACGCCGGATTGCTGCTTACGAGCAGATCTTTGCCCAGATCAGGGCAGGGTATCAAGAGCGCGAATGGGAGGAGTATACAGTCAAGGCCCAACGGGAACTCTGCCGGAATGACCTGTTTTACCTGCTGGTCTACGTTTGCTCGCGGTCGGATATCAGCCGCGATTGGCTGTTTGACCGGTGCAACGAGGTGCAACTCGAACCAGATGGCAACCTGGACCTGTGGGCGAGGGAGCATTACAAGTCAACGATCATAACTTTCGGGAAGTCAATCCAGGAAATAATAACCGACCCCGAAGTCACCATCGGGATTTTCTCCCACACAAAGCCCCAGGCAAAATCATTCCTCGAGCAAATCAAGCGTGAGCTGGAGTCGAACAAGAACCTCTATCGTCTATTCCCCGAGATCCTTTATGAGGATGCCAAGCGAGAGGCCACCAAGGCCGGGCGTTCATGGTCAAGCGACAAGGGCATAATCGTCAAGCGGACCACGAACCCCAAGGAGCCGACTGTCGATGCTTCTGGCCTGGTCGATGGACAGCCCACCGGTATGCATTACCGGATCCTCAATTATGATGATATCGTCACCCTCGAATCAGTCTCCACCCCTGAGCAGATAAAGAAGACCACCGATGCCCTGGCCCTGTCCTACAATCTGGGGGCGGCCGGGGGATCCCGTCGGTTTATTGGTACCCGCTACCACCTCCACGACACTTATCACGAGATCATCAAGCGCGGCACCGTTAAGAAGCGCATCTTTCCCGCCACAGATAACGGCAAGCCTGATGGCAACCCGGTATTCCTCACGTCTGATGTGCTGGCCCAGAAGCGCCGGGACATGGGGCCATATATTTTCGCTGCCCAAATGCTGCAGGATCCCACCGCCGATGCCGCCCAGGGATTCAAGCGGGAATGGCTCAGGTTCTATAATACCCAGCCGGATATCAACCTGCTGAACCTGTATATCACCGTAGACCCTGCAAACGAGAAGAAGAAGTCCAGCGATTACACCTCGATGTGGGTATGGGGACTAGGGCCTGACCGCAATTACTACCTGATAGACGCGGCCTATGACCGGATGAACCTGACCGAGAGAACCAACAACCTATTCCGTTTGCATTCCGAGTATCATCCACTCGACGTTGGGTATGAGCGTTATGGTATGCAGGCCGATATCCAGCACATGGAATCGGTGATGGACCAACGGACATATCGGTTTGGTATCACCGAGCTTTACGATAACACGCCAAAGAATGACCGCATCAAGCGCCTGGTCCCTCTTTTCGAGCAGGGCCGGGTATGGTTGCCCAGGTCATTATGGAAGCATAACAGCGAGGGAGAGCGCGTGGATCTGATATCCCTGTTCATCGAGGCGGAGTACACCGGGTTCCCGGTTTGCCTCCACGATGACATGCTGGATAATATGGCCAACATCGTTCACCCAATGTTCTTCCCTGTATGGCCAAAGCCTGTTGAGCGCAAGAGGGAGGAGTCTTGGGAGCAGAAGTTACAGCGCAAGCTGGCGGCACAAGGGAAACTGATCGGACGCGCAACCAGCCACATGGCTAGATAGAGGAGCAGCAGACAATGGCAACGGAACAACCGAAGAACGGACCAAACCGTAAACGATCAGACCGGGAAAGCGACGACCAGCTGGTCAAGGCCAACATTGACAGGCTGGCTTATGCCAAGCGCGTAGGGCATGATGAATACGTTAACCAGGCCCGCATTAACGAACGGTTTTATCTTGGCGGTGGGCTTCAATGGTCAGATGCTGACCGGGCGGCCCGCAATGCCAAGGGCAAGCCATGCCTCGAGCTGAACCACGTCCTGCCAGCCGTGAACTCGGCCCTTGGCCTCCAGCTGCATAGCCGAGTCGATATTGATTTCCAGCCTCGAGGAGATGGAGCTGACGCAGCAACCGCAACTGTGCTGAGTAAGATTGTCCGTCAGATCTGCGATCAACAGGAATACCACTGGAAAGAATCGCAGGTTTATGAGGACGGGGAGATTCAGCAACGCGGGTATTTCGATATCCGCATGGACTTCACCCAAAATGTCATGGGTGATATCCATATTGATTTCATCGATCCGCTCGACGGGTATCCCGACCCTGACGCCCAAAGCTATGACCCTGCAGGATGGGCAGACTTCACCCAGGCCAAATGGATGCGATACGATGACATTGCCGTCATGTACGGGGAAGACCTGGCCGGGAAGGTGGAGCAGGCTGGTACCGATTACATCGATGGCAGCGGTGAGGATGAATACCGCGACCGATCCCACTTCGGCAAGGATGCTGACGGCAGCGGAGGGGATGTGCTCTGGGTAAAAGAGCAGAATGGAGATATCAACACCAGGCTGTATTATGTGATCGACCGCCAGTACCGGCAGGTGCAGAAAGAGAAGATCATGGTCACGACCACGGGTGAAAAGATCCCTGTAGACACCTTGAGCGAGCAACAGATCGCCAAGATGCTCCAGGAAGGGGCTTCAGAGTTGACGGTGCTCATGCCGAGCTACAAATGGACTGTCACCTGCGGTAGTGTCGTGCTATTCAATGGCAAGAGCCCGTATCGGACCATGACCGTCGTTCCTTACTTCCCAATTTTCAGGCGCGGGCAGACCAGGGGCATGGTCGATAACCTGATCGGTCCCCAGGAACTCGAGAACAAGTCCCTCACCAATTACCTGGAGATCTGGAACTCGGCGGCCAATAGTGGATTTGTGTTCGAGGAGAACAGCATCGTCAACTATACCACCGGAGAACTCGAGGAGTATGGCAGCATGAATGGCCTGGTGCTCGAGATCCGTAAAGGGTACCAGCTCCCGCAGAAGTTACAGCCCAATCAAATACCTGTCGGTGCCGAGCGGTTGGTGGACCGTGCCGAATACGCTATCAAGACGATCAGCGGCATGAATGACTCTATCCAGGGCAGCCGGGGCCGCGAGGTTTCCGGGGTTGCTATTGAGTCCAAACAGTTCCAAGGGCAGATGCAGCAGGGTCGGGCCATGGACAACCTGGCACTCACCAGGCGCCTTGTCGCTCGCAAGATCCTTGAGCTTATCCAGCAGTTCTACACTGATGAGCGGGTATTCCGTATAGTTGACCCTGACACCCAGAAGATGACCGAGGAGGTTACGATCAACGAGGTCGATGCCATGGGCGAGGTACTCAATAACGTGACCGTTGGCAGGTATGATGTAGTCGTCACCGACACGCCCACGCACCCCACCTTCCGTCAATCTCAGTTCGAGCAGACAATGGCCATGGTGGAGAAAGGGATCCAGATTCGACCAAGCCGGGTGGTCCTCTCTTCCACGCTTGCAGACCGGCACGAGATCGCCACGGAGATCGAGCAGGATTCGCAACAGCAGGGTACGCCCGATCCTGTTGCCGAGAGCACTGTTGCCCTTAACCAGGCACGAGCCGGGCTCGTATCTGCGCAACAGGCAAAGACCGAGGCCGAGACGGTGAGCACCACGGTCGAATCCCAATACTCTGCTATCCAGACGGCTGGAGTTATCGCGGCCACCCCGCAGACAGCCATCATCGCTGACGAGATCTATGCTTCAGCTGGTGGAGTTGACCACAATGCCCCGCCGGTATTCCCTGGCGCACCTGGAGGGGCCGCCCCGGTCGACCAGATGTTGCCGCCGAACACCAACCCGTTGACACCGGTTCCACCGGCAGAACCTGCCAGCCCTGTTGTCGGCATGAATGAAGGGATTGAAACCCAACGCATCGAGGAGGCTTAATGTGGAAGATTTCAGGATAACCGATATCAGCATCAAGGTTGACGATTTGAAAATCCCGATCAATCTCCGCGAGGAGGCAAGGAAGGCTTGGCTTCAATACTCTTGGCGCCATTTCGCAATGAGCAACGCGATAGCACTGAAGGTTATTAAGGGCGAACGATACAATTTTGAGGAGATGATGGATCGGTTTTATTGGCCAGCTATCACCGAATACCAAACCAAAACCGTTTAAGGAGAGAGATTGTATGATTGGGTTTAGAGATTTGGCTTTGATGAATTTGGAGTTGATGAAAGATACCAATGGAGACCTTGAAAAGGTATTCTTGGGAACCCTGTTGTTGCGTCCTTTGTTAAAGGAAGTCGTCACCATTGTCAGTGATAATGATTTTCAAAAAACCGAGAACATGAAGATATACGCTGTAATGATGGCTATGGGGCTGAATAATAAGCCTCACGATCTCATTACAGTCACGGACGCATTGCACAAATCAGGGCAATTGGAAAAAATAGGCACGGCTCATTACGTTGCATCGTTGACCGAAATTCTTCCTTTGACAAAAGAGGAACTTGTCAATGTTGCCCGTTCCATTCACGAAAGAAGTGAGACAGCCAGGCGGGCAGATGAAGAAATGCGCCAGGCATTGGCCAATTTGATGGCAACCAACAACCAGTAACCAACAACAAACGGAGAAGAGAATTATGGAGACAGAAGCAAAGCAGTACAACGGCACCAGGAAACCATATCAATGCCCGTGTTCCATGGCAGGCTAACCAAACTGATATGCTTTCCGATGATTGGATGATCGTAAAGTAATTGATTATTGCTGTTTTTTCTGATCAAATAGGGAAAGAAAATCAAAACGGAGATGAAGAATGGGCGAAGTTGATACAACCACCATGAGTTTCGATGATCTGAATAAGAATGTTCCTGATGATGTAGCGGAGGCCAGGGGAGATAACTTTGAGCCGACCGATACTCTTGATCCGTTCTCAACTGTTGATTCCATGTTCAATGCTGAAGAGGATGACCTGTCCGGTGGAGGTGAAGATACTGGATCTGGTGAAGGTGTTGAGCCCGAGCCTGATAAAGGTGAACCAGCTGCAGCTGTAAAGCCTGAAGGAGAAGATGCTAAACCTGAAGGCGGTGAAGAGCAGGAGTGGCCTGAAGGTCAAGTGAAGGACGTTCCTTATCCTGTGTTCAAGAAGCGGATGGATAGCAAAAACAACCGCATCACTGAACTTGAAAAGCAACTGGCAGAGCAGCAAGACCAATATCGCATTCAACAACAGCAACAGCAACCTCCTGCCAAACAACAGCAGGAAGGTGGCGAAGCTGATGCAGGAGCCCAGGCCGAGCCGAAACAGCAGCAGGGGCAGCAGCAGGAAAACCCCGTCCAGGTTATCGAGGCCAAGATCAAGACGGCATCTCGGGAGTACAGCGAGGCCGTTATCGACGGTGATGTTGACCGGGCCGCAGAACTCCACGAAGAACTTACAACTCTTCAGGCTGACCTGTCCGTCGAAAAGGCCGAGGCCAGGGCTGTTGCGCGTGAAGCTACACGGGCAGCCGAGCAAAGCCGAATCGATGCGCAGAAGACTGTTGACGATGTGGTTGGTCGTCATGCTGAATACTTCAACGACCCTTTCAACCTGGACCAGTTCCGCACCGCCCGCGATTATTTCATCATCAATGATGGGATGAGCCTGAGCGATGCCATTGTTGCCGCCGAGAACCGTATCTTCGGGAAAGCGGATAAAACTCCCCCCACCCAGCTAGATAATGGAACCGAGGCTGGCGAGGAGGATATTCAGAACCTGCGTGATAAAACCCGCACCCAACAGCAACAGCGGGCTGTTCAGCGCGGGGTAAAGACGGCAGCCGGCCAGCCACCGCAGATGGCCGCAGCTGCAAGCGCCGTTGGTAACCGGTCCGGGAATTCTACCAAGGCCGGGAATAACAACGCCCTCACCAAGAGCAGCAAGGAGCTGCATGAAATGCCCCGTGCGGAGTACAAGCGTAATCGCGGCGATATAGTCGCATGATGTAATATTCACAGGTTTAGCCTGATCCTTGTGGGCCGATAGTGGTGATGCCCCTGTAAAAACTCTTCCACGTCTCTCGTACACGGCAAACGACATTGCCGGTTTCCAGGCTTCTAATGGCCGTAAACATTAGAAATGGATAGCTTTTTTTCATTCATTTTCTCATGGAGACCGAACAATGTCCGCAACGAATTTTGCCGCGCTTACGTCCGAACAAAAGACTTATTGGATGCGTGAAATCTGGGAGTACATGCGCACCGAGTCTTGGGTGGCCAAGAATATGTCCACCTCCTTCAATAGCCCCATCCAACACATTACCAAGCTGACCAAGACCGAGCGTGGAACCCGCGCCATCATGCAGCTGGTCGCCGAGCTTACCCAACGTGGTGTTGTCAATGACAACGAGCGGGAAGGTAACGAGGAGGCAATGCAGTCCTTTGATATCGATATCAACATGGGCCTTATCTCCCATCAGGTGAAGAACAAAGGTAAATTGTCCGACCAGAACACCGTCATCAACTTCCGCGAGACTGCCCGTGATCGCCTGAAGTATTGGCTGGCGTCCACGATTGATACCATGGCCTTCCTGGTTATGTCCGGTATCAGCTTCGACTACAACCTTGACGGTTCCTTGTTCACCGCCACCGGTGATGAAAACCCCTGGCCTGAGCTGGTATTTGCCGACGATATCACCGCGCCTTCCGCAGGTCGTCACGTCTATTTTGACGGCACCGATCTTCAGACCGGTAACACCGCCGCTATTACCTCCGCGTGCCTGCCGAAATACGGGATGCTGGTTGATTTGAAGGCATACGCCAAGACTTCCCACCTCAAGCCAATCACCATGGGAGGGAAGGAATATTACCAGTATGTCTGCGATCCTCGTACCCTGGCCGCCCTGAAGAAGGACAGCGACTTCCTTTCCGCCGTCATCCAGGCCGGTCCTCGCGGTACCAAGGAAAACCCTTTCTTCACCGGATCCATATTCACTGTTGATGGCATCGTTATCACCGAGCATGAGCGGGTATTCAACACCAAGGGGGCCGCCTCCGGTTCCAAGTGGGGCGCTGCCGGGGCAGTTGACGGCACCCGTTCCCTGTTCCTTGGATGCCAGGCCCTGGGCATGGTCGATGTTGGTGCACCCGATTGGGTTGAGAAGGAATTTGACTACGGTTCCAAGCAGGGTATCAGCACCGATAAGTTCATCGGCTTCCGCAAGCCCCGTTTCGATAACCAGTACACCAAGAATGCCGACGAGGATTTTGGTGTTATCGCGGTCGATCTCTACCTCAAATAATCAGCCCCAATAATCCATGTTGCCGAAACTGATTTCGGCAACATGGAATAAATCTAACGATTTGGAGAACATACCATGTCCGCTACTCTTCAGCAAAAATCCGAAGGCCGCCAGTGCGCAATCGTCGCCCGTGCTGACTTTGACTTTAGTGACTTCGACGGCACCACGTTCATTCCCGCTATCGAACTTCCGGCCAATGCCATCATTCTTCGTGGATCCCTGAATGTTGATGTGGCCTTTGATGCAACCCGCACCATGGCGATCGGTACGGCCACAACCGCAGATGCCCTTTTGGCCGCAACCAGTGTTGCCGCCCAGGGGATCACCGCCATCAATACCGCTGCCAAGCTGTTGTACGGGGCAACCCCTGGCGAACGCCGTGTATATGGCATCACCCCGAGCGGAGCCCTGACTGTCGGTAAGGGATCCCTCGTTATCGAGTACATCCGCGAGGGCCGCGCCGAGTTTACGCAAGGTTAAGGCCGCGTCCTCCTTAACCTTACTGCCTGGTGGCCGGGTATTCTCCGGCCCGGCCGCCTTGGCAGGTTTACGCTAAACTTCAACGGAGAAAACAGGAGAAATCAATGCAACGATTCAAAAGTATCACCGGCGCTACAAAACGTATCGCCTCAACTTCCGGCCACGTCATCCTCGTTGGCGATGAATTCACCGAAGTCCCTGACCATCTTATCTCCGATGCCCAGGCCGCCGGATTGCTTTCCGAGGAGATTTATCTTGAGGCCAAGGCTGCCGTTGAGGCTGAGATGAAGATGGATAATGCAAAACAACCGGCTTTAACTACTGAGCCTGAGCCCCAACCAACTCATACTCCTGAAACCACTTCCGGTGGCGTAGGTGAAAACCAGCCCAAAACCAATCCCACTACCGAGCCAGATGCATTGCGCAAGGACAAGATCATCTCTGCCCTTCAGCAGATCACCATCCTGGTCAATACCGGCGAGACTACCACCCCTAACGGTGTCAAGCTCATGCACCATGGCCGCCCGATCCTGGCAGCCGTTGAGGAGTTCACCGGTTTCGAGGTGAGCACCGCCGATATCGATGCCGCCCTGGCTTGAGATTTTACCTTAAAGCATAAAGCAGTAGTGACGGAGATCCGCCTGTGAACACTGAGGAAATGATCAATGATGTTGAGAATATTGTCCTGGACCCGTCTTACACCCGTGACGATATCCTGAAGCTGTTGAATCGGGCCAAGTTAGCTTGCGCCTCAAAGGCATTCCTTCCTGGATTATCTGGCGGTACTGGATCCGTCACTACTGTATCTGACGGTAACCTGGTTGCCCTCCCCACAAATTTCCATCGAGAGTTGTTCGCAGCTTCCATAGATGGGGAGCCGATCAAGATTTACGACAACAAGGCCCTTATGCTGGCCAAGATGGGCCATGTGATGAACGAGGTCGGTGATGTTTCCGCGTGCTGCGTATCCGGAAGGTACCTTTTCTACATGGATACCCCGGTAACTCCGGTAACCATCAACCTCAGCTATTACGAGAAGCCGACGCCAATGACGGATTCATCCTCGAGCTATGCTGACGATATGACAAGTGAGAACGAGCTGTATGACTCCACGTTGATCGCCTTCGCGTGCTGGCATCTTTTCTCCCGCATCGAGCAGGGGCTTGAGGGGCAAAAGACCGATACGGCCTACTACAAGGACAGGTTCGAGAAGGGATGCCTGGAAATTGAAAGCAGTTATGCCCAGGGCCGCCCGCGCCGCCCGCCGATCATTTGCAAGGTGAATTGGTAATGGCCGAAATAACCGTTTTCTCCGGGGCTACCGGGATAAACAACATCGTTGACCCTGTTCGCCTGAAGTTCGATCCAGACACCGGGATTGGCGAGCTTGCCGAAGCCGTGAACGTGGTCATCGACCAGACGGGCCGCATTTCTCGCAAGCATGGAATGGAAAGGTGGCCATCTCCCTTGGTGATTTCCATTCAGCATTCTGCGACCATGGGGATTGTTTCGCTATCCAGGAGCGAACGACAGATGCCGCCATCATGCAGGTCGGAAGTGACAAAAATTTGACAGGGGTGAGGTCAGCACTGGCAAAATATCAGCGAATGGCATGGGCTCAGGTTGGGCCGAAAACCTACTACACCAATGGGGCTCAGAATGGAATCATTGAAGGTGGGATATCAGGACCATGGGCAGCGCAAGAGCACGTTGGAGCCAAGACTACACGGCAGTTCTCCGGTCCCCCCTTGGGTACCGATCTGGCGTGGTTCGCAGGGAGAATGTATATCGTTGATGGAAAATTCATCTACTACTCAGAACCATTCGCCCCGGGAAAATATGATTTAGCCCGCAACTGGATGGCATTCACTACGGATGTGCGCCTGATCAAGCCGGTACAGACCGGCATGTATATCTCAGATAGCGAGGCCACCTATTTCTTTTCCGGCCTCAATCCAAAGGAGTTCGAGCGCATCAAGGTGCTCGACGTTCCAGCTCACTTCTATTCAGCCGCTATTGACCTCGTTGACGCCTCATCCTTCGGGATGGATGGCCTTGGCCTGTGCGCAATATGGTCATGCGACCTTGGCCTCTGCCTTGGTCCTGCAAACGGCCAGGCTCAAGTTATTACCAAGCAGAATATGATTTATCCGAGAGGAACCACCGGGGCCAGCATCGTTTTCGATGACATGGTTTTCAATACCATCGAGTAACAGAACAACCACAATCCATAGAGGGAAGTGAAATGGAACGAATTTCCACCGGACTACGAAACGAAATAATGAAGGTCGGGGGCAAGTCCTACGCTGATGCCCTGGCCAACTGCACCCTTCACATCTTCAGCGGCACGCAGCCGGCAAGCGCCGATGATGCTGAAACGGGAACCTTGCTTGTACCTATCACTGACTCGAGCGGTGCCTTTACTTCTGGAGTTGCAACGAATGGCCTAAATTGGGGCGATTGTGTAGCCGGTATCCTTTCCAAGCTGGCAAGCCAGGTATGGTCTGGTGTAGCCGTCGCAAGCGGCCAGGCTGGCTGGTTCCGCATCTACGCGAACACGGTTGTTACCGGGGCAAGCACCACGGCAATTCGTATCGATGGGGCCATCAACCTTTCCAACGCCGAGATCAACTCCGGAAACCTCACGATAACCATTGGCGGTACCACAACCATTGACGCGCTCAATGTCACCCTTCCGGCCTCCTGATGATCTACTCTGGATCACTCATATCGAGCGGGGGTGGGCCTGATACCGGGACAGTCCTCGCCTTGAATATTTCCACCAACTCCCTGGTTGGTCAGTCTGAAGCTGACCCTGCGACCGGGGAGTTTTCAATTGATACTGGCGCCGTCGAATGCTACCTGATCTGTTTGAGCTCAAGCCAGGGGAGCAACGCCAAGGCCGTTATGCAGGGTGAGGTTATCTGATGGGCATAGACCGCCAATCCGAGGATATCTATACCGATGGTGTGCTTGCCGTTGGCGCCAGCGTTTCGAGTTCAATCGATTTTCTAGGTGACCGGGATTGGTTCAAGATCGAACTTGTCGTAGGCGAGTCGTATAATTTCAAGGTATCGACAGAACAATACTCAATCGCGAACATCTTCCTGTACGACGATAGAGGTTACAACATCTATATCGGTGAAACCATAACCACCGATACAACCGGGGCCAACCCGGTTTTCTACAAAACTAATGTCGTCATCCCTGAAAAAAATATATACAACGAGCCACTTGGAGTATCCGGCCAGAAAATAACCTGCTATCTCGGGGTAAGTTTTACCAGCCAGGGAGAAAAGACAGGTGGATATACCTTATCAGCCGCGCTCACTTTGAGCGGGATGATAACTGCGCCATCGTACACCAACGCAGCAGATGATTTCCCGGGTGGAAGCTACACAGATGCCGTCCTCTTGGTTGGTGGATCGAGGGACGGAGTAATAAATATCCCTGAAGACCAGGATTGGTTCAAGGTGACCCTGACAGCAGGGCACGGTTATCGCTTCTATGCGAAGCCAAACAGCCAGATGATAATGGCCCTTGGACTGTTCAACGCTGACGGATCAAATACACCTTCACCCGGGAACATCAGCATCTACCCATTGGGTTTCGTGAACGTGACCGAGCTAGGTATTTTCTACCCATCGGTGTCTGGAACCTACTACCTGGCCGTTGGCGTGGTCGCATCCTACCCGGTAAACACCGGTGGATATACCGTCTATGCCAATGACGAAACCGTTTCCATCCCTGCCGTTGTCCAATACCCGACAGCCCCGGTAGCCAACCCGGTTGAATACGAGCCGCCGCCGCTTTCGGTCCAGCCCGAATACCTGACCTGGGTTGCTGCCAATCAGGATCCAGGAACCGACCCTGACCCTGACCCTGAGCCAGTGTCTGAATCAACAGTTGGCGAGATATCCGGATCGGTGACGAGTGTGAAGGGCCTTCCCATTGCAGATGCTACGCTGATACTCATAGACCGCGAATCGAATGAAGTTCTGGATACGGTCACACCTATGCCGTTGAATGGGCAGTATGCTTTTGTTGCCAAGACAGGAGTTAAACATGCGGTTGTAGCTCGTCGAGGGACTGATCAAATACAGGTCAAGGATTGGATCACTCCCAACGAGACCATGATCCCAGACCTGGCCAATTCAGAACTTTTCATTGGCGGTGCCCCGACTGTAGGTGTTCCTGATTCGATCTATTATCCAGATGGCATGTTTGAATCAACAACTGGAATATTTAAAGGGTGCCCAACATTTAGTAGTGACGGGTTGAATGTTTATTTTGTCACTCCGAATGTTTATGCAATTTACCAATTCTCACTAAGCGTTGCTTATGACCTCTCAACCATGGAGCTGGTTGGATATGTTATTTATGAAACTTTTGCCACATCAGCTCCGTACACGAATGGGCTTGGAGGGGCTATAGCATTCAAGCCTGACGGGGCAAAGGCTTACGTTTATGATGATTTCGATAGAACCGTAAGGCAGTTCTCTTTGTCAACGCCTTGGGATATTTCAACGATGTCGTATGACGGTAGACTGCAACAGGTTTCATCATGGTATGGTGTCAACAAACTTGAATTTTCACCTGATGGAACAAAATTTTTCATAACAGCTACTTTTTATTCTGAAGGAATTGCTCAGTTCAATTTATCAACAGCTTGGCAATTAGATCGGACGTTTGAAGATGCTTATTACCATGCCCCAAACTACACATACTATTCATCAATTTATACCTCTACTAGCGGTTATAACGTCTTGGGGTTTATGTTTTCACCAGACGGATTATCTGTCACTCTATTCAAATACGCAACAGGTGATAATAGAACAATTGCTATAAAGAAAACTCTTGATACAGCATGGTCTTTTGCCACCTTAAATGGGGAAGAATCTGCACTCGAAATATTTGATATGCCAGGTGTTTCACGTCCAGCCTCATGGGCTGACGATGGATACTCAATCATATTCATGGACCAATATCGTTATGCCATAATGACGTTGACAACTGCGTATGACTCGACAACAGCCTATTTTGAATCTATTTCGATAAAGTATACAGGGGTGTTAAATGGCGGCCCTGTGTGGATGAGTAGTGATGGGACAAAGCTCTTTGCTGGATCAGACTGGGGTTACTCTTTATTCCAATTTAACTTGTCAACGCCTTGGGATTTATCAACAGCAACCCTCGCTTACACATTGGCAATGCCATCCAGGGTAAGTGGCCTGCATGTTTCTGATGATGGGTTATACATATTTGCGACTGATAGCGCGTGGGGAATGAGAGTGGTTACACTCGAGAATCCATTCGACCTCAGTTCTTATTACTCAGTAACCTATGTCAATCTTGGTGTATATCATGTTACATCAATATTTATCGATAGTTCCCTTAAAAAGTTAAACATAATCACAGGACGGTACGGAGATGCAGGTATATATGAATATAATCTTCCACTAGAACTTGATTTCTCAAATAAAGAATTGGTAAATTCGTTTCTATTTGAGGATTATTTTTCAGCATTGGGATATCTTTATAACCGAATGTACTATAGCGGTTTCACGCTAAATGGAAAATATGCTTTCCTTGTAGATGGTATTGATAATATTGATTATATATTCAGATTTGATGTTACTGGAGACATCTCAACTTTAGTATTGATAAGGAAGATTAGCCATAGAGATTTACCACTATTTGAATCTGTAGGAGTTGATTACAACATTATAATGTCACCAGATGAAAAGTATATATATTTCAATGACTACGGAAGAATAGTCCAAAGGGAGATCATCCAGTGACAACCGTATCGTTTAGCTCTGGGTATTCTCCTCCAGAAGCATCAAGCGTTGATTTCGTTTTCGCTGATGCCGGGGAGACGTGGGGAGACATAAACCTGCCATCCATAGGGGTGTTCGGCGTCATGACCACGGCGGAATACTGGCGTGGCGATATTGTTCTGAAGCTCCCCTACGTTACGGGGGGAATGAACGGGGCCAGAACATACGTCGGGCAGATGAGCCTTCCGGCCATTGGCATTGAAGGTCACGCCGTAATCAACAACCCGATAGAGCTCCCAAAATTGGTAATTGAGGGTAGCTTTGGGTGGACTGGTAGCCTTACCCTGCCCGTCCCTCAAATCAACGTGGGAAGCTCAGATATCCATCAGGATTATTGTGTTGGAGATATCGTTCTCCCCAGGATGGCCATAAACGGCCAGGCAACAACCCCAATGGTGGCCAGGGGTGATATCAGGCTGAAGCACATCGTCGTTTCTGGTGAACTTGGAAAGCGGTGCGACCTGTCATTGCCAAAAATCATCATGGATGGACAGGCCACCACCGTCCCGCTGTTCACAGGAGAGATTGATCTTCCATCGCTCAAGATGAATGGACATGCCATTATCCCGGAGATGATGGGGAACGATGAAAATTCACCCTATTCAATCCCTATGCTGAGGGTTGATGGACATGCAATCGTCGGTGGTGTTTTCAGCGCCGACTACGATTTGAAGTGTTTGCAGATAAATGGAGCGGCCACGTTCTCTGCCGAAGATCTGGATGCCAATATTGAGATTCCACGGCTGAAGATAACAGGCCATGCAGTCACGAAAAAACCACCTTACATCATTCGCCATAGGAGATATTCATGGAATGCGTAGCGGTTAATTTGCGAGGATTTGCAGCAACGCAGCTTCTCGGATTCGAGTTCAACTCCATGGTAAACTTCAACGGCATGAAGATCGGTGCCAATTCAAGCGGGCTTTACGAGATCGATGAAGGTGAACTTGACGCCGATGGGCATATCGATGCCTATTTCATTCTGCACACCACTGATTTTGGTTTGCAGCAAAACAAGGGGCTTAGGTTTGCCTACATCGGCCTTGAATCCACCGGATACCTTGTCCTCACCTTGACCAGCGATGGAGGTGTCGAACGCAGATACTTGGTTAATCCTCCCCGGAAAAGGGGGCAGTATAGGGTTCGCGTCCATATCGGAAGAGATCAGTATGGCCGGTACTGGTCGTTCAAAATCGAGAATAAAGATGGGTGTGATTTTTCAATAGACAGCATCAAGATTCTTCCCGTTGTCCACTCCAGCGGATTGAGCTAAGAGGTTACCACGATGGCCGATGAACAAACCCTATCAAACCAGTTTTCCCAATCCCTGAGTCTTCCCCAGGCCAACCATTTCCCCGAACAGGTTGCCGATCAGATTCATGACCCGTACCCTTCTGTTACCCCGAATGCTCCGTATGAGATCATCAACCAGAAGTTCGCCAAGACCATGGAGATCGCTGACGACATGCTCGTCAGACTGGTGGGTGAAAGCGGGGATGGCGGTTATCTTGGTGCGCTCAACGAGTTGATTACGAAGTATCAACTCCCGGACTCTATCCTCGAGGAACTGGATACGGCGACTGCCCCGGTGGTGGCCAGCAATCGAACGCTGCCGACACCACCTCAACTCGACACAGACTTCGGCTCCTTTGACGGGGTTCGTCCGACATTTGTTTCCTTGCCGAATATCGATAGTTCTCCTCTGCAAAACTTAACGCCACCG